TATGTGCTAACTGTCATAGAATCGAACATTCATGAGGTTCATATGAGTACATTAAGTTACTACGAAAACGGTGATGATGAGAATGATAAAGATAAAAACAAAAAATTATCTGGTGATATAAATTATCTTCATCATTTTATGAAACAATATAATAAAGAATTTTTAGATTTAATGTCTGATGTGAGTGATTTAAAAGAAGATTGTAATGTAAGTGATTTAAGTGAAGAAGAATATCAGCTCTATAAGAAAACTTATATGGATCTATATTCTAAATTTGACGATATGAGAAACTACTACGATGGTAGTAGAGAATAATTGGTCCCATAGATTAATTGGCTAAATCCCAACCCTTTCAAGGTTGTGACCAGGGTTCGAATCCCTGTGGGATCACTAAGTGAGTATGATGTAATGGTAACATTCCACCCTTCCAAGATGGCTTTACGAGTTCGAATCTCGTTACTCACATGGATCCTATGATATAAATGGCAATTATCTCCTTTGTAGGAGTATGTAAGTTCGAATCTTACTAGGATCTTTATGAGTGATATTACAATTAAAGTTGGTGATAGATTATACTTTGATGATGACGAAGATAGCGGTGAATATACCGTTATTCGTATAGACATCGAACGTGATAACTGTTGGCTTCTTGGCGAAAACATTGGTGATGACGAGCGCACGGTCGAACAAGAACTTCCATTATCCTTTGCAAATAGACTACATAAATTATGAGTAATTCAAGAGCACATTCAGCCGGAAAAGGAGATAGCCCAAGGCCAGTAGACTATAAAAAGTGGTCTGATAATTGGGATCGTATCTTTGGAAAGAAAAAGAAAAAGAAGGATAAGAAAAATGACAAACCTGGACACTCTTCGTGAAATTGTTGAACATGCTCTTGAAGTATATTCAGAAGAAAAGTATAGTGCAAAAAGAATGTATGGTCTTGAGACAGAAGTTCTTACTGGTGTGATGCAAGATAATACAAAGATTACGAACTATTTTAGACGATATCAATTAAATGCAATGGAAGATCTTATCGGTCAAGGATATTGGTTAGCATATAATGAAGAACATGGTTGTATGATGTTATCCCGCGATCCTATCTTTTATAAGTATTGGAATCACGATTGGGATTCTGTAACAAATGGAGCAGATTAAAAAGATATTAGATGGCATTCATGAAAGATATGGTAAATGTATGAATTTACTTGCACATTCTGAGAGATTTGATCGTGAATACCAAAATATTCAAGTTCCATTTTTAGAAATAAATGGGATTGGTTGGATTCCAATTATTGAAATCTTACTACAGGAAGCAAATAATTGGAATAGTAAGTGCGAAAAAGATCAAACAATCACCATTGAACAAATTAAAGAAAAATTTGGTACTCTTCGATTTTATTATATGGGTGGTGATACACGATTCCGTGGTATGGTAGATTTTGCTGAAAAAATGACAAAATTCACATGTGAACAATGTGGACGTACATGCAAGAATGCTGTACAATGCACTAAGTGCCAAGCCAGTACTGGTTGGGGCAAAGGCAAAGATGAATAGGGATCGTTACCCAAGCAGCAACGGGGAGTGACTGTAAATCACTTGTTTTAAACTTCGTAGGTGCAAGTCCTTCACGATCCATTTAAAAGGAACAAAATGAATACATCTATTTTAATTTCGTCTGTATGTGCAGCACTTGCTTTTGGCCCACCAATTCTTCCATTTACTGAAATTGGTGATAAAAAGATCGAAACTCTAGGCAAGCACATGGTTGCGGCTGATGAAATCACAACCGAAGATTTCAATGTATTTCTTCAATTAGAACATACTCATTGGAAGTATAATCGTATGCGTGAGGAATTGTATAATTCGGCAAAGAATGCAAATTCAGAGACAATCATTTATGTAAAGGATCTTGGGAAGATCTTTGATAAGATTGACGCTTCTCTAGACGCACAGAAAGAAGCAATGCTTCAAGAAGCAAAAAAGAAGCAAGAGGAAATTCAGAAACAAAAAACTCCTTTAGTCGAAAAGAGTGTTTAATTGTTGAATATCAATATTCCATCTATAGAATGTTTTGTTCGTGGTGAATATCTTAGAAATCTTGAAGATTCATTTGATAAGAAATTTCCATGTTTAATTTTTGGAATGTCTAGTATTCCGTCCAGAACACCATTGTTTCATTTTATGATGGAAGATGGTGGAATTTGGTGGAGAATGCCGATTTCAGCATTCTGTTGGAAAGAAGATGCACAGGCACAGGAACTTGATGAGTTAGTTTTATGGGATTCCTTTTCATATTTTGCATCAGCAACGGTATTTGATATCTTAAAGAACAAGAAGATGTCATTCACATCAAGACGAAAAGAAAATTACACTGGTAATTATTTGTTTACTCTTGATTGGGGATCTGGTGATTCTAATATGCTAGACACTGGTTTTTCAGAAGCACCTGGTCAGCATAAATGTGGTCATGTAATTAAGTTGGATAATGGCAATTTCGCAATTCAACCAAATAATAGAATTTTAGTATCTGATCCATCATTTGCGGTGAAATTTGGAAAATCAGTAATTGAACGAAAACTTAACACTCATCTATGGACAACGGAACAAAATCCTAAATGGATTACAGAAGATAGCGATAAGTATAATTACGACATAAATAGTACATGATATCGTTGATCTGTGTTTTATTTAATTTGATTTTAATGTACATAATTTTATAAATTCATATAAATGTTCATCAGTAAATTTATTACGAGCATAGTTTGCAGTTGCACATATAATTCTTATGTTATCTTTGGTATAACCCTGGGTATGGTCAATTCTATCTATACTTGCTAAGTAATTGTGATTTACTTTTTTCTTTGGGTAAGGAAGAATCAAAGAATGTCCAAATAATGCACATTTCCCTTCTTGTTGTTCCCAAATTAATTTAATATCATCTAGATTCAAATTGTTATTTTTATTTCTGTGTTTAGTTCTTCTTAGCAGATCCCTAAAAGGAGTATATACATCGCTTTTCCTTTTTTGTTTAATATGTTGTTTATTTTTTTCGGAATGAGTCCATTCTTTTATTTTTGATGAAGTTTTTATGGATTCTCTAGCAGAGCAATTTCTACTACAATAAAAAGGTGTATTTAATTTTAATTTACGATTATACTCACTTAATGGTTTAGTAAATATCTTATTACAAGAACGGCACTGACATTGTATATTTGTCATAACAATTCCCCCCGACTCCATTAATTATATATAATACTGAAACTGTTGACATCAGTATAAAATCTCAAATACCACAGGAGGGCAGTACTCCTCATCTCCACTTACGGGGGTGAACTAGAATCGAGTAGTGAGAATATAAACTGACGAGGTTTCCGAGAGGTAGTCAACAACCCTCGTTAAATGCCAAAGTTGGCAACTATAAACGCCGCACCAATGCGGATGGCTGCTTAAGCAGTGGGGATTGGTCATCCCGCGACTGAATTGACCCCCACCAGTAATGGTGGGTTTTTTTATAAATATTTTTATGCTAAGTTTATTTCTACCAACACGATATTATATCATAACCAATCTTTCACGAATGGCATATTGTTAATATCTTTTATGCTATTCAGAACGTCCAAAAGAAGATGAAAAATGATGATATATTTCATAGACCGTGGGATTTTGACGAGTGTATGGGTGCAATCGTGTTTGGTATACCAACCGCACTTTGCTGCTATTCTTGTGGGGAATTGACCGTAGAACTTTTATACATATTGATATCCTTTATATAAATGCTTCAGTATCACTTATTATAAGGAAAGAATATGCAGCAAGACTCAAATAATACGGATTATGGAATAGATCTTGGTCTTCTTTTAGCAGGATTCTTTGGAGCATTGATTCTTGCTCTTAGTACTAAAAATCAGACACCCGGAAAAGCAATTACATCCATCCTTGCAGGGGCAATCTGTGCGAATTATTTGACTCCAATTGCGTTAAATATGATGCCTGATTATATTCAACACAATGGTAAATATGGTACTGCATTTGTGATGGGTTTTATAGGATTAAAAGTTCTTGAGTTACTTTATGAATTTATTTCCAAGAAAATTAAATCTCGTAAAGGAAATTTTAATATTGACATAAACATGTGACCTTGATTAATCTATATTATTATGATATAATGTGTGAATGAAATTCGGATTGCACTTTACAAATGCAAACAAAGAAGAAGATTGGATCAGAGAATCTGACCAATCTATTTCTATATGGGAAACACCAGAAGAAGCTGAAAAATGGAGAAAATCGCATACGGTTACTCCATCAAAATATTCTGTAAAAAAAGTAACACCAAAAATAATTAAAGAAGACAACGAAGCACTTGATAAATACAAGTAATACACTATGCTTGACTATTCTACACTAACAAATGAACAACTAATTCAGCTGAAAAGTAAAACAGAATTTGACATCTCAAAATATCATAACTTTCAACTGGTTCGTAAGATTCAGTTGAATTCTGCTTATGGGGCAGTTGGAAACGAATTTTTTAGATATTACAGCACAGAACTTGCAGAAGCCGTTACTCTTAGCGGTCAGTTAATTATTCAGTATATTGGGTATCAACTCAATGCGTTTTTAAATGATGCTGCTGGAACTAGATCCATCGACTATGTTATCTACTCAGACACAGATTCTGTGTATCTGAATATGGAAACTATCGTGATTAAGTTCGGAAAAAATAGAACTAAAAATGAAATTATTGATTACATTAATAATGTCTGCGTAAAGATTATGTCTCCATTCATTGATAAACAATTTGCTAAGTTAGCAACTACAATGAATGCTTATGAAAATCGTATTAGCATGGAGCGCGAAGTAATTGCAGACAAGGGAATTTGGACTGCAAAAAAGAAGTACATGTTAAATGTATGGGACTCTGAAGGTATTCGTTATTCAGAACCAAAACAAAAAATCATGGGTATCGAAACAGCGCGATCATCGACACCTGAGATTGTTCGTAAGAAACTAAAAGAGTGTATCTCAATCATTCTTAATAAGACAGAGGAAGATCTGATTGAATTTGTGACTTCATTCAAAGAAGAGTTTTATGGTCTTGAGCCAGAAAAAATTGCATTTCCTAGAAGTGTAAATAAACTGAAGGAGTATGGAGATAAAGATCAGATTTATAAAAAGGGTACTCCTATTCAAGTCAAAGGTACATTGCTTTATAATCATTATCTGAAGAAACTTGGATTGACTAAGAAGTATAGTAAAATTTCTGATGGTGAAAAGATTAAGTTCATCTATTTGAAGAAACCAAATCCTCTTGGTGGTTTTAAGGGAGATGATTGTGTTATTGCATTCACAAATAAATTACCGAAAGAATTTGGACTTCAGGGCTATATCGACTATAATACACAGTTCGAAAAAACATTCTTGGATCCATTAATGATTATTTTGAATGTCATTGGTTGGAAACACGAAGAAACTAATACGCTAGAATCACTTTTTATTTGAGGTAAAATATGTCTGACTTTTTAAGTAAAATTATCAAATCGTCTGGGAATAAATTTGCATCTATCGTTGATGATGGTCTTGACGGAAGCGATGTTACTGGTTTCACCGAGACTGGTAGTATGATGTTAAATGCTCTTCTATCTGGATCGTTGTATGGTGGTATGGCAAACAATAAAATCGTGGCCTTGGCTGGTGAGGCAGCTACAGGTAAAACTTATTTCACAATTGGAATCTTGTCAAAGTTCCTTCAGGATAATCCTGAAGGTGTTGTTATTTACTTTGATACAGAACAAGCAGTTACTAGTGATATGTTTAAGTCACGCGGTGTAGATCCAAAGCGAGTCGCAGTATTTCCTGTGGCCACGATTGAAGAATTTAGATTTCAAGCAATTAAAATTCTTGATGATTATCTCACAGAGGAAGAAAAAGATCGAAAACCAATGATGATTGTGTTGGATTCTCTTGGAATGCTTTCAACATCAAAGGAAATCAATGATACTACTGAGGGTAAGGAAGTTCGTGATATGACTCGCGCCCAAGTAATTAAGTCTACATTCCGTGTTCTTACACTTAAACTTGGTAAGGCTAAAGTACCGATGATTATGACTAACCATACTTACTCCGTTGTTGGCGCGTATGTTCCTACCTCAGAGATGGGTGGCGGTACTGGCCTCAAGTATGCGGCATCTACCATCGTATATCTGTCGAAGAAGAAAGACAAAGATAGCGATGGTGATGTGGTTGGTAATATCATCAACTGTAAACTTTATAAGTCTCGCTTTACCAAAGAAAATAAAACAGTATCTGTAAAACTCAATTATGATACTGGTCTTGATCGTTATTATGGTCTTGTTGATTTAGCTCTTGAGTCAGGTGTCTTTACAAAGACAAGCACTCGTATTACACTACCGGATGGGTCATCCGCATTCGAAAAGAATATCTATGAAAATCCCGAGAAATATTTCACAAAGGAAGTTCTAGAGAAACTTGAGAAAGCAGCCCACAAGGAGTTTAAGTACGGTTCAAATGAACATTGAAAAAATCATTCTACAAAATCTGGCTAGAAACGATTCATATGCCAGAAAAGTTGTCCCATTCTTAAAGAAAGAATATTTTCATGATAGGTGTGAAAATGTTGTATTCGATTTGATTCATAAATTTGTAATCGAATACAATTCTTTACCCACAAAAGATGTTCTTTATATTTCTTTAGAAAAAACTAAAGCAATATCACAAGATGACTTTCAGAATTCAATTGAAATAGTTGATGAACTTTATTCTGATTACAATGAAAGTTCTCTTGATTGGTTGATGAATGAAACAGAATCTTTCTGTAAAGAAAAGGCAGTATATAATGCCATTATGAATTCCATCAATATTATTGATGGTAAAGATTCTACCCCAACAACAGCCATTCCAGATATCTTATCAAAAGCTTTAGCCGTTTCGTTTGATACACATATCGGCCATGATTACATTGAAGACTATGAGAAACGATACGAGTTCTATCATAAGGTAGAACAGAAAATTCCATTTGATCTTGATGTATTTAATGAAATTACTAGCGGTGGTATTGTTCCAAAAACTCTGTCTATTGTTATGGCAGGAACTGGTGTTGGTAAATCTTTGTTTCTGTGTCACTTTGCTGCAAGTTGTTTGCGTCAACACAAGAATGTTCTATACATCACATGTGAAATGTCAGAAGAAAAGATTGCGGAAAGAATCGATGCCAACATTCTTGATGTAGCGATTAATGACTTAAAGAGTCTTCCGCTTTCAGTGTATGAGAAGAAACTAAAAAACTCTTGCGCTGATGTAAAGGGTAAACTTATTATCAAAGAATATCCAACATCAACTGCAAATGCAAATCATTTTCGATTCTTACTTGACGAATTGAGCCTTAAAAAGAAATTCAAACCAGATGTTATCTTTATTGATTATCTCAATATCTGTGCATCTGCTCGTATTAAAGGTGGTAAAGTAAATTCATTCGAATACATCAAAGCAATCTCTGAGGAATTACGTGGTCTTGCAGTTGAATACAATGTTCCTTTGGTTACTGCGACACAGACAAATAGAGAAGGTTTTGCAAATAGTGATCCTGAACTAACACACACATCAGAATCATTTGGATTACCAATGACGGCAGATTTTATGTTCGCTTTGATTAGTACAGATGAACTTGAGCAGTCTGGACACATTCTTGTCAAACAGTTGAAGAATCGATATAATGAGCGATTGGGGAATAAAAAATTCTTACTCAAGATCAATCGTGGTAAAATGAAGTTGTATTCAGCAGAGGCATCGATTCCTTTACCGGAACCAAAGAAAGATTCCCCTGATAATTTCTTTGGTAGAAAGAAACAAAGTAATTTTAGTGATTGGAAGATGTAATGGCTCTTTACATAGATAAGAAGTACATCAATTTGGTTTCGTCAATGCTTCCTAAATTCAAGTGGAAGAAGGAAACACTTGCTAATTGTAGATGTGTCATCTGTGGTGATTCTACAAAGAGTAAGGGAAAAGCTAGAGGATATTTCTTTGCTAAAAATAATAACTTTTTTTATAAATGCCATAATTGTGGTGCTGGACTTAGTGTATATAATTTTTTGCAGCACGTTTCCCCAACCTTGTGTAAGGATTATTCGATGGAAAGATTTTGTGCTGGGGAAAATCGTGGCAACTTTAAAAAGCCTAGCAGCGAAGATTTATATCCTGTGTCTGCGAGTAGGCCAAAATCTTACAGTTTTAAGTATCTTGTAGATTTACCAGAAGAGCACAAAGCAGTTCAATATGTGATTGATCGTAATATCCCAAAAGATAAATGGGATGATATTGGTTATACAGAAGATATGGGAAAATTAGCGGAGGAATTTGATGAAACATATAAAAATAGGTTTTCTGCGGAGGATAGGCTTGTGGTTGTCATTCGCAATAGCAGTGGCATTTGCGGATTTCAATGCAGAACCTTCGCAAAAATCACAAAAAAAGGAATGAAATATTTCACTCTTAAAAGAGAAAAAGAAATTTGCTACTATGGTATGGATAGAGTTGATTTGAATAAAAAATTTTATGTCGTGGAAGGTCCAATCAATTCGATGTTTCTTCCGAATGCAATAGCGACACTAGGATCTAGTAACTTTATTCATGTACAAGACAAAATAGATGATACAAATGCAGTTTATATATTGGATAATGAACCATACAAAAAAGAAACAGTTCATTTATTGGAAAAATTAATTGATATGAAAAAAAGTGTTTGTATTTTACCAGAAAATATTACCGAAAAAGATATTAATGATATGGTATCTTCTGGCCTTGATGCAAAAAAATTAATAGATCAGAACACATATACAGATTTAAAGGCTAAATTGGTGTTAACAAAATGGAAAAAGACAACGACATAAATGATGACTTTTTTGATCGTGATGATGACGAAAATTTACCAGATGAAGATCAAATGTATATGTTACAAAAATTACTTGATACCGTAATGGTTTTCAATTCTCATTTTGCACAATATGTAAGAGAATCAGATGCGGAGCTATTTAAAAAAGCTGTAGATTATGCAAAAACCTTTACAGAAGAAGATGTTCCTGGTATAATGTTACATTACTCTATAGATGAAATAGACGAAGAGGAAGATAAAAAAGATGAAGAAAAAGATTGATGTTTTAGATTATGGTCATGTTGAATATGTTGATCACATGGGTTCCGATCTAACTGTAGTAAATGCAGCCAGGGTTTCGTTTAATAAAGAAAGTTCGTGGGATTATACAGATTCCCATGTACCAGGAAAATCTTTACCAGAAAAAGATCATAAATTAATTAACTATTTGGCGAAACACCAACACTGGACACCGTTTGCCCATCCACAGATTACATTTAGAATCAAAGCACCTATTTTTGTCCGTGCTCAATTGGGAAAACATCAAATCGGTCTGGTAATGAATGAAGTCTCTAGACGATATGTGACTTATACGCCAGAATTTTATGTTCCTATGTGGAGAAAAGCCCCAACCGATGGGGCAAAGCAGGGTAGTTCTGGATTTATGGTAGGTCCAAATCATCTTACCGCCAAATTTGAGTCCTTTTGCGATGATGCGCTAGAACTTTACAATGAATTATTAGACCACGGAGCAGCCCCAGAACAGGCCCGTGCAGCCCTTCCACAGTCAATGTACACTGAATGGTGGTGGACTGGTTCGTTGGCATCATATGCGCGTGTGTATGCCCAGAGAATTGATGCTCATGCTCAATGGGAAGTTCAACAATATGCCAAGGCTATTGGTGAAATAATTGAGCCACTATTTCCAGTGTCATGGAAAACCCTAACAGAAACATCTAAATAAGAAGCACTTTAAAGGAGTTGTATGAATAATTTACCGAGTCAGTATCAGGAATTTATCTATAAGAGTCGATATTCGCGTTGGATTGAATCAGAAAATCGTCGTGAAGATTGGCCAGAGACAGTAAAGCGTTATTTTGATTTCTTTGAGAATCATCTTAAACAAAATCAGAGTTATATTCTAAGCCCAGAACTTCGTTCAGAACTGGAATCAGCAGTATTAAATCTAGAAGTCATGCCTTCCATGAGAGCACTTATGACGGCTGGTGAGGCTCTAGAACGTGATAATGTGGCAGGATATAACTGCTCCTATGTCTCAGTAAATAATATTCGTGCATTTGATGAAATTCTATACATTCTTATGTGTGGTACTGGTGTTGGTTTTAGCGTGGAGAGACAGTATGTGGAAAAACTTCCTACGGTGGCTGAACACTTCACTAATTCAGACACCACTATTATTGTACAAGACAGCAAGGCTGGTTGGGCTAAAGCATATCGGGAACTCGTATCCCTACTTGTTGGAGGTCAGATCCCAAAGTGGGATGTGTCTAAGGTACGCCCTGCTGGTGCAAGACTCAAAACCTTTGGTGGTCGAGCTTCGGGGCCAAGACCTCTCGTTGATCTCTTTCACTTCACCACTGATACTTTTAAGAGAGCGGCAGGAAGAAAACTTACTTCCATCGAATGTCACGATATTGTTTGCAAGATCGCAGAAATTGTCGTTGTCGGAGGCGTTAGACGCTCTGCGCTTATTTCTTTGTCCAATCTCACGGACGAACGAATGCGAGATGCTAAGAGCGGTGCTTGGTGGGAGCAAAACCCTCAACGTGCCTTGGCAAACAATTCAGTTGCCTACAAGGAGAAGCCAGAAATTGGAACTTTCATGGAAGAATGGGTTTCTCTCTATAAATCAAAAAGTGGTGAAAGAGGTATCTTCAATAGAGAAGCGGCAAAGAAGACAGTTGCAAAGTTAGGTGATCGTCGTGATCCTAATCATGATTGGGGAACGAATCCTTGTAGTGAAATTATTCTACGCGATAAGCAATTCTGTAATCTTACAGAAGTAATTGTTCGGGCAGAAGACACACAAGATTCGATTGCACGAAAGATTCGTATCGCATCTATTCTTGGCACATGGCAAGCATCTTTGACTTACTTCCCATATCTCTCATCAGCATGGAAGAAGAACTGCCAAGAAGAAGCACTACTTGGTGTTTCTCTTACTGGTATTCTTGATAAT